TATTAAAACCTTTTGAACAACTGGTGGCTGTCTTCCAGCTCTAGGCAAAAAAGCATTAGCATCATCAGCTGCTTGCTTAATAGACTCGTTGTACAGTATTTTTATTTCTCTATCAGAAAGGACCTTTTTTCCAGAAAGCATATCTTGAACATTAAAACCCAAGGCTTCTGCTTTTTTGCGGTTAGAAGGTTCCTCTAAATTAAACCCTATGCCTATAGTGCGATTTCCCTTACTGTCATTGTACACTTCAGGTTTTATTCCCTCATGCAAAGCAATTTGATTGTATATTTCTTGATTATGCTTATCCCTTGCTCTTTGACGTGCAAAATTCTGAACTGTTAAATTCTCTGGATTGTTCTGTCTTTGCAAGGCATCTTGACGTTGCCTGCGAAGCATTAACTCGTTTAGTCTATTGTAAGGCATATCAATAATTTTTCTTTGCAAGCTCGTAGGAAAATGTTCCATCTTCGAGAACACCGCCGTGCATAAGCTTACTAACGGCACTAGCAATTTTAGGATCATTAAATGCAGGATAATTTTTTAACCCCTTTTCTTTGGCTACGTTAATAAACTCGTCGCCCTCCATTAAGTCTTTGCCTTCAACCATAGACGGAAGAATAAAATGCTTTCCATCAAAAGAGACAGTAGTTGTAACTACATTTGATCCGCCAACATTAGGATGTTTTGTGGGAAAAACCTTTTTGCCATCCATAGACTTCAAAATAAAATCTACTTTAGCGTCAAAAGCTCTGCTATTAGCGTACTCAGATACTGACTTATTATCAGGCATTACTGCTGCATATTCTGAGTTTGTACCCCACCCATTTGTGCTGGTGCAGTCCCTATACGGCCTATTTGCGCGTTCTCAGCTTGCTGTATAACGAACTGATACTGCGCATTGTACTTTTGCAGACGCTGGGCAAACGCTTCATCTTCTTGAAGCCGTTTTGCAATATCTGGCTGCTGTACATAGCTTTGAATAATTTGCAAAGCAGCTTGAGCACCGTTGGGACGTGCTGGAACTTCAATGCCCGCGTAAATTTTAGATAAATCATCGGTAATATCTTTCAACATTTTGTCCTGAGCTTCTTGAGCAGGACGCAGAATGCCACTAGCCAGAACAGGGTCAATGCTTCCAGCAATCGCTGTTAGCAGTTTGTCTACGTCAATTAGCCCGTTTCTGTCCATCTGAACTAAAGAAACTAATTGATTCAATTTAGCCTCTTGTTTTTCAGAACTGGCGTTCAGCACATCAAAACTAACAGTAACATCGTAGTTCTCATTCGGGTTCCCTTTATTAAACATTTGAGGGTCCGGGACTCCTGTTACATTAAAAAATATTTCATCAGGACCAAACCGTTGAAAATTTTTGTAACACGTAGCCACTACTTGAGCGATGTGCTGCAAGTATTTGTCAACGAGGAACTGCCTTCGGACACTGCTCAAAGGAGACTCTTCGTCTAGCCCTACCATGCGATCAGCTTGAGATTGCAGGTTGTTCTCCATTTCAACAGATCCGGGATTGAAACCCGGTCCTTGCATGAAACGAATTTCCCCCGTGCGAACCTCTGGGATGAACCGGCCCGGGCCAATCTCCTCTGGCTTACGCCCTTTCGGGTGAGTAACAGCAGGCAGGGTAGATAAACTGTTGCTGTCAATTCGGCTATCACGCTCTACCTTTACTTGGTTCTGTATGCCTCTGAGAAGCGAGGGAACCGTCATTGCGTCATACAGACGCTTTGTATCCTCACTGAACCTTGTAACAACTACAGGGTAGTCCTCATAGCCGTTAAGAAGCTCGAACTTAGCGTACCCCTGTATGCCAAGCCCCTTGTCTCCAGAAAAAGATTCGTGGAACACGGTCTCATAGATCCCCTCGGAATTATCTTCTTCGTCGATCAATCTCTGATAACCATGTATGATTTCAATCAGTTCCTCAGCCTGATAAGCGTCGTCTGTGACGGATACGCTTCGCCTTCCCTCCTGTTCCCGTTCCAAGGAATGTATGTTTACTCCAGAGAAGTTTTCGATTACGTGCTCCACGAAATTTGGGTCCCAACCATCTGTACTGACCTTGTTCTGCAATTCTTGAGCAGTGTAATACGTACGCCAAAAGCAATAAGGAGCACGTTGTGGGTCCGTCACATAAGCGGGGAAAATAAAATCACCGTCAGGAGCTACGGTCTTCACCTCTGGGGCGTTAACCTGTCTGCGAACGGTGGGCACTTCCGCTACTCCTGTTTCTCGCAGCTCTTCTAGGGCCTTTCTAGCATTTGCCTCAGACACCTTTACAGCGGCTTGCATTTGCTGAATGACCATTTCATCGTTGCTGCCACTAGCAATCATTTCAGCAAGATTAGGACTTACAGAGGCAATTCTTCTAAGGTCTATCTTTTGCTTGAATGTGCGGTCCTCCATTATCCAGCCGCAGTACGTAATCATTATACCACGCTCTAGCATATAGTTTGCCGCCAGCTCCATTTCCTGCTTAAACCTAGGAATGTATCCAGAGCTTGTCATCCACTTCAAGAAGTTTGACACTATCTTAGACCTAGGTATATCTGTTGCCTCTACTGGAAACGCCTGTATATTGGCCCTATTTAAGGCCGACATAAACAAAGAAACTAATCTAGTAACACGCTCATCAATAACATGGCTTTCCAGATCAGAAGCGCCTTCCCACGGGAAGGCATCGGCGCCGTGCTTACGGAGGTCTCTGCTTTTACCGGGCCACCAGTTACGCCGATCATCGTAAGATGTTCTACACAAATCGTAGTACGACTGAAGCTCGTTATCTGTGGTTTGATACGCTTGACGAAGAGCCTCTATGTCTGGTTTTTTGCCAACGTAAGTAATCGCTTTAGAGTAATCCTCGTTTTGCATTATTTCGTTAAATTCTTTATGTACTTTTCAGCTTTTTCCTTAACGCGATCAATAACCCGATAAGTGTACAGCGAGTGGACGCCCATTTTATCACAAAAATCTTTATTTTGCACCTCTGAGTTCCATTTACCAAAACAAAAGTTTTGCCAAATCTCCCAAGCAATCAATCTATCGAGGTTCTCGTTTAAAAATTTTTTAGAACGAACTAGTTTATCTAGCTTAACTTTTTCTGTATCTGTAAGACGATCCTCGCACATCTTCAATGACCTCTACTGAAACTAGCTTTCCCATTAAGCTCTTAGCATATCTTCTTGGCACTAAGACGGGTATTACTTTATCAATATCTTTACTGTAAGCATAAAGATAACGCTGGTTTGGAGCTTTTCTTACAATTACAGCCGTTATATGTTTAGCTACACCTTCAGGAACCTCTATAGCCTGATCTAATATTTGTTGTCCATCTTCAGAAATCCAAGTATTCTTACCATTGCCGGTAATCATCTTTGAACTTAATTTAGACTTCGCAAGATCTTCAAGTTCTTTGAATTCAATATTGTTTTCTTTAGCAATTTGAGTTAATCGTTTTTTCATCAGTATCCTCCCGAAGCTCTGCGAGTTACCGCTAAATCGCGAGCCGTTACATGAACAGGGCCCTCTCCGCTATTCGCCATTCGCAAATATCGAATAACGTCAAAGAAATCCTTTAGGGGTTCGTCCATTTTACCCTTTGAGTTATAGTTAATAAGACTGTCGATTAAGTTTCGGCAGCTCTCGTGAATATAGCACCTAGGTCGATTAGCGGAATCAATAGGTTCATTTGGATTGTAGCTAAACCACTCATCTAAAGCGGAAAGTCCAACTTCTTCTATACGTCCATCAGAGGGAACAAATGTCATATCGTGTTCCTCAAATGCCATAAATAAGTCTTCGTTGTTCTCGTTTTCTTTAGCAAAAAATCTAGAGTCTCCAATGCGCTCAAATACCTGTACTCCTAGCTCATTTTCTATTTCCTTGAACAACTCAACGTACCCCGGTACGTTCAGCCCGATTTTTTTAGAAGCAGGACCGTATCTCCACTTCGGGTCCCCGAACTCGGCCCACTCGCCGTACGTGTCCCAGTCAGGCCACTCACGGCAGATGTACACGTTGTCATTCGCGTCTACAGCAGCCCATATAGCTACGTAGTTCCTAGCTCCAGCAGGGTCCACTACTTGGTACACGGTGTACCTAGACTTGTCAGAAACATTAGGGAACTGCATCCCGTACTTATTTGGAACTTCATCTTTTAGCACATTTACCTCAGTGTTAAAAAGCGGGAGCAAAGAAGTCATGCTTTTTACAGGTACTCCGTAAGCACGTACTAATATCTCTTCTTCTGGTCTTCCACGAAGGTCTTTTGCTATACGCTCATATCCCCCGAACGGATTCTCATCAGAGTGCAAGTACACCACGGACGCATCCCTCGATGGACTGTACTGCCTCACAGGAAGCTCCCTGTTCAATAACTTAGCTTTCTTTGTCTCTAGAGTCTCTACGTTCTTTAGGTAATCCGATATAAATGGAGTGTACCCATCAATCGGAGTAAAGCCTATGCCCATCACGGCATCTCGTGTCGCCAAGCGAAACCTAAGCGTGTTTACCAATGTAGAGTCCCCTAGGTACTCATCTAGCCACGCTCCTATATTTAGCCCTTTAGCATTAGGAAAACCGTACTCAAAGCCCTCTAAGATCGTCTGATTGTTACTGAACTGGGTGTACGTCTTAAAATCTACACGGGTACGGGTATCAGGAAAGATAAAGCTCTTAGCCGTAAACCCGTTCTGCATACTGTAGTTAATGTACCCTTCGATGCTCTTGGTCTTCTTCTTGAACTCCCTAGGCATCATCTCCCATATAGCGGACTGCTGAACCTTGATGGAGGTGTCCTCGTTCTGAGAAAAGCACACAACATGACCGTCATTGCTCTCCGTTACCGCCTTCATGACAATCTTAGCAAAGCCGGTGGTTTTGCCCGACCTGTTCCCTCCCAAGGCCAGACACTCGTTGTACTGCTGTAGACCTTCTTCAATACGTTTCCAACCGGGAAGGTCAAACCCATGCCTTACGGGATCATCTTGAGAAGCTTGTATTCTGCTTTCGTGAGCAGCATGAAGCTCTTTTAGTAGGGGCAGATCATTGTTGTACAGCCATACAATTTCTTTGGCGGTAGGGGATTCCAGAAATGGATGCTCAGTGAATTTCATTCAATAACTCGCTGAATGCCGTGCCTAATTGGTGGAGCACGAAATGGCTTTGTTTCAGTGGTGGAGGAAGTGGGATTCGCACCCACGTCTTCAGAAGTCTCCTCCTGAGTCGAATCTATGTTTCCCCCTCTAAATCTACTTTCGTACTCCTTGATGTCCGTGTGGAAAGGTTCCTTGGGTTTAAATATTCTATTGTATCCCTCGTAGAACTTGTCCCAGTTCGACACTCTGTTCCTGTCGCCTTTACCGTTCATTTCTTCAGTTCCTATCTACATTAAAATCTTCTTTATCTTTCTCTAGATCCTCAATATACATATTAGCAGCTACAAGCATCGCTATTTTATCTTTAGAGCTTTCCGGGTC